CGTATCAGTTTCATGGCCGCAGCGCCGACGGGCGGGTCGCAGATATTTCGGTTATCAGCCCGGAGCCTGCCTGCGTCACCGTGTCGGTGCTGTCGCGAGAGAACAACGGCGCGGCGTCTGACGAGCTGCTCGCCGTGGTGCGTGCGGCGCTGAATGATGAGGACGTTCGCCCGGTGGCCGACCGTGTGACCGTGCAGTCAGCCGGTATTGTGGATTACACCATCGAGGCCGCGCTTTATCTCTACCCCGGCCCGGAAAGTGAGCCGGTAATCGATGCGGCAAAAGACAAACTGCAGGCCTATATCACCGCGCAGCACCGGCTCGGGCGGGATATCCGTAAGTCTGCAATCTATGCCGCGCTGCACGTCGAGGGTGTGCAGCGTGTCGAGCTGGCCGCGCCGGTGGCCGATATCGTGCTCGATGCGACTCAGGCCTCATTCTGCACCGCGTACAGCGTAACGGTGGGCGGCAACGATGAGTAAAACCCGCCTCTTGCCGGTTGGCTCTTCATCGCTTGAAGTCGCGGCGGCGCGCGCCTGTGCAGAAATTGAAAACACCCCGATCCCCCTGCGCCGGTTGTGGAGCCCTGACGACTGCCCGGTAAATTTGCTGCCGTGGCTTGCCTGGGCATTCTCGGTTGACCGGTGGGATGAGAACTGGCCGGAAGAAACGAAACGCGAAGTGATCCGTAACGCGTGGTTTATCCATGCCCACAAGGGAACGATTGGCGCGGTGCGCCGCGTCGTTGAGCCGCTCGGCTACCTGATTAACGTGTCCGAGTGGTGGGAGACCAGCGACCCGCCCGGCACTTTCCGGCTGGATATTGGCGTGCTGGAAACCGGCATCACCGAAGAAATGTATTACGAAATGGAGCGGCTCATTGATGACGCCAAACCGGCAAGCCGACACCTAATCGGCCTGAACATTATTCAGGATGTGCCGGGCTCGCTGTACGTCGGTGCCCTGACCTATGACGGCGACATTATCACCATCTATCCGGGCTAAGTGAGAGCAATATGACAGTGAAATATAAAACGGTAATCACCAAAGCCGGTGCGGCGAAACTGGCGGCGGCGACCCTCCCCAACGGGAAGAAAGTGAACTTTACGGCGATGGCCGTCGGCGACGGTGGCGGGAAACTGCCCGAGCCTGACGCCGGGCAAACAAAGCTGGTTAATGAGGTCTGGCGTCATGCGCTGAACAAAATCAGCCAGGACAAAAAGAATAAAAATTATGTCATTGCCGAGCTGGTCATTCCGCCGGAAGAGGGCGGCTTCTGGATGCGTGAAACCGGGCTTTATGACGACACCGGCACGCTGATTGCTGTCGGTAATATGGCGGAAAGCTATAAGCCGGAGCTGGCCGAGGGGTCAGGCCGCGCGCAGACGGTGCGCATGGTTATCATGGTAAGCGACATCGAGTCGGTCGAGCTGGCCATCGATACCACGCTGGTGATGGCCACGCAGGATTATGTCGATGATAAGCTCGCCGAGCATGAGCAGTCACGCCGACACCCTGACGCCTCGCTGAAAGAAAAAGGTTTCGTGCAGCTCAGCAGCGCCACCGACAGTGAGTCCGAGACGCTCGCAGCAACGCCGAAAGCGGTTAAGGCGACGTATGACCTTGCCAAAGGGAAATACTCGGCTCAGGACGCGACCACGGCGCAAAAGGGGATTGTCCAGCTATCGAGCGCGACCGACAGCGCGTCTGAGACCGTCGCAGCGACCCCGAAAGCGGTTAAGGCGGCAAATGACAACGCCAATGGGCGCGTACCGTCAACAAGGAAAGTTAATGGAAAGGCGCTATCAGGCGATATTGAACTGCGTGCTTCTGATATTTTCTCATTAGCAACGCCTATTGGTAATGCAGCAAATCTAAATGATTACACAACGGCTGGTCTCTATTACCAGCCAGCGAACGCACAGGCACAGACCGGGGCAAATTATCCGGAGGCGGTGGCCGGTTCTCTGGAAGTTTATAAACATGCCGGGATCACGCAGATTTATCGGGTATATAGCAGTTCAAGGAGCTATGTTAGGTCGTGTTACTCCAATACGTGGTCATTGTGGGCAATGCAGTATGACTCAGCTAATGCACCTGCTGAAACTTTCCCCACTGGAGCACCAATAGCCTGGCCATCAGACGCTATCCCGACTGGATACACCATCATGCAGGGGCAGGCATTCGAAAAAGCTGCTTACCCTAATCTCGCCCTTGCTTATCCTACAGGCATTATTCCAGATATGCGCGGCTGGACGATTAAAGGTAAGCCAGCAACTGGGCGAGCAGTATTGTCACAAGAACAAGATGGCATTAAATCGCATACCCATAGCGCCAGTGCATCAAATACCGATTTAGGCACGAAAACGACCAGTTCTTTTGACTACGGAACAAAAACTACCAGCACCTTCGATTACGGTACGAAAACTACCAGTAATACAGGTGCACATACACACCCTATACCTACTTCAGATGGTGCTAATCAGGGCGGGAAAATTCCACTTACCTCTGGGCGACTGGATACACAATATTCCTCTGCCAGTACCGGCTCAGCCGGAGCACACGCGCACACGGTTGGCATTGGAGCTCATAACCACTCTGTGGGAATTGGGTCACATAGCCATACGGTCGCAATTGGCGCGCACGGTCACGCAATCACAGTAAACGCGACCGGCAATACAGAAAATACCGTAAAGAACATTGCATATAACTACATTGTGAGACTTGCCTAATGACTTTTAAAATGACGGCTCAGAGCCGAACTATAACAATTTATAACTATCGTGCTGATACGCTGGAGTACATTGGTAAAGGTGATGCTCTTATCCCACCTTACACCGGACTACCTGCAAACTGCACAAATAACCCTGCCCCCGAAACTCAGCCGGGAAGCATCGCTATTTTTGATATTAAAAATGAACGATGGAACACAATCGAAGATCACAGAGGTGAAACCGTTTTTAGTACGCAAACAGGCGAGCCAAAACATATAACAGAGCCAGGAGGATACCCCGAAGGTTTTACTTTAATAGCTCCTGAAAGCACATGGCAAAAATGGAATGGAGAAACTTGGATTGATGATCCTCTGGCTAAGAAAAATGCGCTGATTGAGGACGCTACTATGCAGAAAGTCGCGCTACTTAAACAGGTAACAGATGAAATTTCTACCTTACAGGATGCTGTTGATCTGAACTTAGCAACAGATGATGAAACGGAACGACTGCGTAAGAAGAAAATTTATCGAGTATTGTTGAGCCGGGTCAATCCGAGTGAAGCGCCAGAAATTATCTGGCCAGAAATAGAATAACTATCTATCAGAGTTAGCCTGAAAAATATCAGGCTAACTTCCATTCATCACAAACTATTGTGTGTAATGAGGCGACTTGTCTTTGTGGTAATGAATGTACAATCATTAGGGATGTCACTATTTACAAGAGACATCGCACCAATTTTCACATTATCACCGATGTTATGACCTAATCCGATAATGCACGTATTTGCACCGATATCAACATTATCACCAATGCGTAATATTAGCGATTTGCTTTCACCATCCTTTTGACCAATAGTAGTATTCTGACGAATAACAAAATTTTCACCGATGCTTACAGCATGATGAATTACTATTCCATGATGATGAGGAATTGTAAGCCCTTTACCTATTCTTGCACCCAGCGAAATCTCACACCCAAATTTAGTTAATAAATTGGCATTGAGTTGCTTAGCTGCTTTCTTTTCGAGCTTGCTACCATGAATGTACATTTCATTAGCCAGTCGCCACCAGAAAAGGTAGTTACGGCCAAAATGTTTTTTCTCGCGTAAAAGCCTGTGTAATGAAAATTTATCTCTTCTTATAACTTCATGCTTCCAGTAAGCAAAAAGCTCGGATGTGTTTCCAAAGAGAATGAAATTGATTGCCAGTATGTACTTAAGCATGACCAACCCTGATAGCTATCCTTTAAAATTTTGGTTATGTATCCGTGCGCTACGTTTACCAGGCATATGATTACATAAATTCATCACGATTTATTGATTGAGATTATAATTGGTTATTTAATGGTCAAAGTTGTGCCATTCCCTACCAAACTCCGATAAGTAGCCCCTTTCTCATCCTCACCAGACAATACGCTCACCCCTTAACTACGGAGTTAAACGGATGAGTGACTATCATCACGGCGTGCAGGTTGTCGAAGTCAACGACGGCACGCGCGTCATTTCCACCGTCTCAACCGCGATTGTCGGCATGGTCTGCACAGCCAGCGATGCCGATCCCGCGACCTTTCCCCTCAATACACCGGTACTGATTACCGGCGTGCAAAGCGCGATTGCTAAGGCTGGCAAAAAAGGCACGCTCGCAACGGCGTTACAGGCGATTGCTGACCAGTCGAAACCCGTCACCGTTGTGGTGCGCGTTGAAGAAGGTGCCAGCGACGACCCGGAAGAAGCGCTCAAGCAGACGATTTCGAACATCATCGGCACCACGGATGAAAACGGGAATTACACCGGGCTGAAAGCCCTGCTTACTGCTGAAGCCGTCACCGGCGTTAAGCCGCGCATTCTTGGTGTGCCGGGTCTGGATTCGCTGGAAGTGGCGACCGCGCTCGCGCCGGTCTGTCAGAAGCTGCGCGCCTTTGGATACGTCAGCGCGTGGGGCTGCAAAACCCTGTCTGATGTCATCAAATACCGCGATAACTTCAGCCAGCGTGAGCTAATGGTCATCTGGCCGGATTTTCTCGCGTGGGATACGGTCGCGAACGCAACCACGACCGCTTATGCAACCGCGCGCGCGCTGGGTCTGCGTGCCAAAATCGACCAGGAGCAGGGCTGGCATAAAACGCTGTCAAACGTCGGCGTGAATGGATTTGCAGGAGCCCGGCACCGATGCCGACCTGCTTAATGAGGCAGGCATCACCACGCTGATTCGTAAGGATGGCTTCCGCTTCTGGGGAAACCGCACCTGTTCAGATGATCCGCTGTTCCTGTTTGAGAACTACACCCGCACCGCGCAGGTCATCGCCGACACGATGGCTGAGGCGCATATGTGGGCGGTAGATAAACCCATCACCGCGACGCTGATCCGCGACATCGTTGACGGCATCAATGCCAAATTCCGCGAACTCAAAACAAACGGGTACATCGTCGATGC